GTGGGAAGTTGCATTTTAAGTGCCGTTCAGCTTCTGTCTTGGCCTTGTGTGCTTTTTCTTCATTGATTGGTATGTGATCAAACGTCATCAATCGTATCACGATATCCTCAATCTGCACACTATTTGGATCCAAACTTATCACAGGATTCCTAGTGCCAGCTGCTATAGCTGCTTTCTTGGCTGCTACTGCCATCTGATCCAGCTTGGACTTGCGAGCGTCTTCCAGTCTCTCTTCGGTGACCTTGGCGAGATCGTTCACGATGATGTCGTAACTAGCGTATCTGTTTTCTATGAATTCGCAATAGGTGTTTTTGCTGCGGTGTATTTCTTCTAGTAGGTCTTTGTTAGTAAGGTATTTGATCTTAGTCACTACAGCCATGATTTGTTTATCACCTTATTGATCGGCGCGATTTGGACGCACTCTTGTAATTTGTACCAAATATACCAGCTATGTCAAATTGATATCACGAAAATCATTGGTGATTTTACCACCATAAATAGTCATTAGAACATTTGGAATATTTATATGCCCGATCAGTCGTCACCTAATGGCAGTGGTTCACCTGGCGGTATACCGCCGGCACAGACGTCTAACAACAACCCACCTAGCTATAGCAATGACAGCGATGCGCAAGGTAGGAGAGTAAGGTTGCGACCAAAGCCCGGTGCTGTATCGGGCGGCCCAAACATCTATGGCGGCAGTGGTTTGCTGCAGCCATTGCGAGCTACCAACGGTGTGGTGTGGCCATATCAGCCAACCATAACCTGGGAACAGAGCGTTGACTACAGCAGCTTGGACATGGTTCATGTTAACCAAGAGATACTGTCATATACCAAGACTCCGGCTGCAAAGTTCAACGTAAGCGGCGATTTCAGCGTGCAAAACAATCAAGAAGGCGTTTATGCACTGGCTGCAATACATTTCATGCGCACAATGACCAAGATGTATTTTGGAACAGGTGCGCACCTTGGTACACCACCACCAGTGTTGTTGTTTGATGCCTATGGTCAGTACATGTTCAATCAGCTGCCTGTGGTAATAACCAATTTCAGTGTGGGCTTGCCAAACGACGTGGATTATGTGCCAGTTGATTTGGCTTTAGCCCAGACATATGATAACTCGCAGAGCCAAACCAACCTACCTGGCTACAGCAAGACTCAGATAACACCACAGTTGCTAAGCCAGCAGACTGCATACGATGCTGCATACATAGCCAGTAGCATGTTCCAAAACGGCTTACAAGGTACCAGTGGATATATCTGGTTGCCATCTGTCTTTAATCTAAGCGTGAGCCTAACGGTACAAAACACTGCTACAAGGTTACGTGCATTCAACCTAGACTCCTTTAGGACGGGCGAGCTTATGAAACAGGGTAGGTGGATATGACACAGGTCAATTACGGACAATATAGTCCATATTACCAAACACAACAGATAAGCAATTATGTAAGCTATCTTGATTTTTGGAATGGACAATACATAGCACCGCAGAGCAATGATACTCTTTATCAGATAGAATTCACCTATCAGCATAGACCCGATCTGGTCAGTTACCAGTTTTATAGCACAAGCCAGCTTTGGTGGGTATTCGCATTGCGCAATCCCAATAGCATTAAAGATCCAATCTGGGATTTTGTAGCTGGACTCGCCATTTATGTTCCATCTCGAGATAGTTTGATTAAGGTGAGCTAATGCCGTATATCAATGGTGTACAGGTCAGCAAAGACGAATATGACGATATAAAAAAAGTCCAAGCATTAGAGCAGGATATTAGGAATCTGCAGATCGCTGCAGGGGTACCCGCTAAGCTTTTGTACAACGGTCCTGTGGCGATTGCGCCAAACAATCCTCAGGTATTGGACAATAATGCCAACGTGAAGAATGTAGCACCTCGTCCTGCTGATGCATTTACCAATCGCGATAGGCAATCATTTGAACAGAATCCAAACCTGTTGTATGGTTCAGGCGGTCCGACCGTGCAACCTACCAACGGTGGCATTGATGCCAGGTTGGCAACATATGGCATAAGCTTTAATCCGGCACAAAATCCCTTGAACCAATACGCTACCTATACCTACCACATTGCGTGGTTCATGACAAGCGAGTATGAAGCGTACAACAAGGTAAATGAGCAGAATCCAAACAGCAGTAATATGACCAAGACAGTCATAGCTGAGAGTGGTGTAACTGCTGGATTTAATATAGTTGACCTCCAGATCAAATCATCGGCTGGCGCAAATGGTAAAAAGCGTAACATGTGGGCAGCATATGATTTTGAAATGACCGTTACTGAACCCCTTGGATTAAGTCTTTTTGATAAGATCTATTTCTCATCACAACAGATTGGGGTGATCAATCACATGATCTGCCCATTCTTCATAGAAGTTTGGTTCACAGGTTACGATGAAGAAGGTAACATTGCAGCTGACCATCTTTTCTATACCATGTATCGTGTGACCTTGGCTAACTGTGAGGCTACTACCACACAAGCTGGTACCACATATCATATCAAGTTTACAGTAGATAACACTATATCAGAAGTGAACCAAGTGGCAACACCTCAGGCTGGATTGACCATAGATTGTGTTACCTTGGGAGATTTCTTTGATAATCTGCAAAAAGGCATGAACCTACAACAGGGTCAGCTGAACAATGATGGTCTACAAAGAATTACATACAATTTCGTTTATCCAAGCGCATGGCGAAATTGGAAGATACGTCCTGCTGACACAGACAAGCACGTTAGCAGAAACAGTGGCATGGATTCAACTGGTCATTGGTTCACCAATGGTACCACGATCAAGATCAACAAGGGTCAGGCCATAGAAAGCATAGTAAATTATGCGGTATATCTCTGCCAAGAAGCTCAAGATTGGATCACAGGAAAGTCTACTCCGGGTGCTGGTAACCAACAAGAACACGGCATCATAGGTTATGTAACGGTATACGGTTCAACCAAGATCACAGGCTTTGATGTGACAACTAGGAACTATACCAGAGAAGTTACCTATACCATGTTCCGCACAGAAACCCTCAAGTCATATGTTGACATGCAAAGCGCAATAGATGCACAGAAGCCTACTACTCAAGAGGCCAAGCTGAGGTTCCTAGTGCAGAACAACAGATTGGTCAAGCGTTATGATTACATCTATACTGGGTTGAACACAGAGGTTCTTACGTTTGATTTTAAGATGAACATGACTTGGGCTTTTCAGCAACCAACGTGGAACCAAGGAAATAGCTACGGCCAATATGCACAAGGTGCACTCAGTAAGACAGATAGCCAGATGTGGAATAAGGAAAAAGGCACTCAGCCCCAGGACAAGACAGGAGCTGCATCTGGACAGGCACAGAATCTAGACAAGACATCCCCTGGTAATAACGATCTCGGATTACCTCAGACTGGCGGCAGCAGGCAGGCCATAGAACAGGCGATTGCCAACGGACAGATCAATCCAACTAGAACCATAAATGGTGCTCCAACATCCAGCTCGCCTGCAACTGCTGCTGATAACATAGTGAAATTTAATCAGAGCACTGGACAGCTAGCATTGACCGCAGCTCAAGCCAAAAACCCTGCTCTTAATCAGCTGGCCAATACTGTGAACAATTATATAGATAGCCGCACTGCTCAATTGGCCACTGCATATGTGGAAGATACCAATGTCAATACTGCTATCTTGAACAACCCGCCCTTGCCTCTGATTGCTATTTTTGATCCTAAACCTTCTCTACAGAATGCTCAACAGAACTCCGACCAGACCAAGACTACTTCAGATCCTAATGCCCAGTCATTTGCCAATGGCACTGGGTTTGTTGGAGCTATCTTTGGCAATATCTTTAGCAATGTGCAGAAAGAATTCCAGATGATTGAACTGGGAATCAGAGGGGATCCATGGTGGTTGGCCCAAAGCAATATCAAGCTCAATAGCCTTGCTGTGCAGCTTACCAACAACCCAAATGCGGGCACAGGTAGCACAGCAGAACAGGCTTCATATCTGGGAGGCGACAACTGCTTCTTGCTAGAAATGCGAGTTGGTGTGGTCATAGACGAGGACACTGGTTTGGCAAAGAGTGATAACCAAGGTGCTGACTTTTTCACAGGTATATACATGGTCGTGGAAACTACCAACATATTTAAGGAAGGTAAGTTCACTCAGACGCTTAAGGCTCAGAAAGACGTGTTGTCTCAAAATCCAATCAGCACAGCCAAAGAAGGTCAGAAGTCCACAGCCGGTAATGCTCCGGCGGATCCTGTTCAAAATTTTGAACAAGCTAGTGGCTATGCCTTTGGTGCATGAGCATAAATTTACTGTATCGAGGAAGTAACAAATGGTCTTACCAACGAGGACAGTTGACAGCCCGGACGCATATGATCTATCGCCAGATGGTCGTGCTACCCAGCTAAACGGAATATATGTTGGATTTGTCAAAGCAGTTGATGATACCACCCGCATGGGCAGGATCAAGGTTTGGATTCCAGAAGTAAGTGGCGACCCCTTAGATCCTGATCAATGGTTTATCTGCAGCTATTCTAGCCCCTTTGCAGGCGCTACCAGCGTTTATGATAACACATCTGGACCTACATGGCGCAACACGCAGCGCAGCTATGGATTTTGGTTCGTACCGCCGGATCTTGAGAACGAGGTAGTGTGTTGTTTCATCAACGGCGATCCAGGTCGAGGCATATGGTTTGGATGTCTGTATCAACAGAACATGAATCACATGGTACCTGGCATACCAGGTGACAGTGGCAGCAATGGACTACCTGTAGCGGAATATAATAAGATCCGCACTGATATTTCTGTCAGTACTGCCAACGGACCGGTATATTCTCCGCTTGCTGATCAGCTCAAGGTGCAGGGACTGGACCAGGATGCGGCAAGAGGTATAACCACTGCAGGTGCCCGTAGAGATCAGCCCATCAACGCAGCATTTGGTATTCTAACACCAGGTGGTAATCAATTTGTTATCGATGACAATCTTGACGAAAAGTACATAAGGCTGAGAACCCAACAGGGCACGCAGATCATCATAAATGATACCGAAGGTTTTATCTACATGATTACCCGCGATGGCAACAGCTGGATGGAGCTGGGTGTCAACGGCGCCATCAACGTTTATGGCAGCAGCGATATCAGCGTGCGCAGCCAAGGTACGTTGAACCTGCATGCAGATTTAGATGTCAACATTGAAGCTGGTCGTAGCATCTTTGTCAAAGCTAGAGGTGAAGTAAGCAGCATACTCAATAATGCCAATCCTCCAGACAATCCAAACAGTGGTGCCATAATCAAGGCTGAAACATCAAACAATGCACAGGTTCCGGCCATTGCTGTGAGTGATACTCAGGTGATGGTTACCGCGCCGACCACCGGCATCACTGGTACCTTTGTTCCTGGCATGGACATCACTGGCATCCCGTGGAGCAATCCAAGCACCAGCAATGCAGCACCAACTACGCCTGTGGCAAGCAACACCAATGCCGCAGCTGGTAGCGGCGCACCTGTGGTGGTTGTAGGCGATAATATAGCAGGAGGCGTGGGAACTGGCATAGCTGCAGCATATCCTGGTACCATAACCAATAACAGCAGCAGTGCTACTACAGCCGATGTGTTGAATACTGTAACTAACAATGCTTCATTGCAGAATCCGCAGTATGCTGTGATATCTGTCGGTGGTAACGATTACAATGATGGTCAAGGCACACCGGGTGTGACTACCACGAATCTGCAGAACATTCGCAGCACAGTAAATGCACAACATTACATCTGGGTGATACCTGATAGCCCAGATGCACATGCTACTGTATATGGCTTTGCAGCTGGCAACGGTGATGACACACAAAACATTGTTTTTAACAGCGATGGTACCGTTGATTATGCTACCATGACGCAAAACATTCAGGGCAATATTGGACAGATAGTAACCCCTACACCACCGGCGAACAAAACCAGCACACAGAGCACAGCAACCAATACAACACCTAAAGCCACCTTGGGAGATGTCACTACCAATCAAGACGGCAGCATGACCTATCTACATATAACATTTGCTCCTGGCAACCAGTCCATGATCAGCAATGCCAGCACCATAATTGGTACTTTGCAAAATGAAACAACCAACAACCCAATCACAGTGACCAATAACAATACCACCCAAGCTGGTGTGGTGATGATCAATGCCCACCTTGACATGCATCTTACAAGCGACCGAGACATGTACATAC